GATGATGGCGCATTTGAAAATGTAAAAGTTGTTGCTCCTGATGTTGTAAGTGTAAATACATTGCCACTTTCACAATTCACCGCTGGTGTTGTTCCCGATAGAGCTACAACTGTTTCATTATAGCTTTTAGCTTTTAACTCTTCGCTTATATTAACATCACCGTTTGCATCTGCCGTTACTGCTTTTGATGCCTGAGATGTGCCTAGCGTTGTTATGTCTAAATAATTAATTTCTGCTGCTGTAGCGGTTACACCATCTAGAATATTTAGCTCTGCTGTAGTTGAGGTAACGCCATCAAGAATATTTAATTCCGCCGTAGTTGAGGTAACGCCATCTAAAATATTTGCTTCTGCTGCTGTAATTGTAACTGCTACGCCACCAATTTTAAATAACCCAAGGTCTAAATTTGGCTTAATAGCCGTTGTGCCATCAAGCAAATCATCAATGGTATCATAGTTTGCATTTGTCTTGGTTCCCCAAGTATCTTCTGACGCACCCACTTCTGGTTTTGTCAGACCATATGTTGTTGTTGTGGTATCTGCCATTTTTCTTTCCTATGCGTCAGTCCAAGTTGTTGTTACAGATGGAACATTAGTCCAGTTCGTCGTTACATCAGTAGTATTAGTCCATTTAAATTCTGTTAATACGCTGACATTACACTGAATTGGTATTGCTGTCACGATGTTAAACAAAATTTGAGCTGAACCAGTAACAGCAACACCCAGTGGTATTGCAGATGCCACCTTTACTGTTTTTGCTGCTGATATAGTTGTAGCGCTAGTAATTGCATTAACAGATGCAACATCTTTAACCAAATTAGCAGCAGCCGTTACGCTTACTGCGTTTGCAATTGTAGAACTTATGTGTGAAACAGTATTAAAATCACCTGTAAAAGCAGAAGTAATTGCAATAGTTGCTGCAGCAGACTTTGGGTCACCTACTGCATAACCCTCAAGCCAATATTCTGGTTCTACATAATATCCTGGCATTGCTATTAATCTGGATCAACCCAATTAGGGTTAAGCGTCCACGTTGTTCCATCAAAAGTATATTTATTACCAATCCAATCATCAGGCACATTTGTTACGTTTTCAGTAATTGTAACTGTTGTGCTATTTAAATCATCAACTAAAAATTTTATTGGATTACCGATCTGTAGGTTATCTGCTGTGCTTACAATAGTTTCGTCATCTGTCAGTGCATATTTTGCAAGTTTCGTACTAGTTTCTGCAATAACCTTCATCAATTAACCCTTTACTATAATTTTTGTAGCAGATACTGCTGTTCCAGCAAAAACAGAAGGGCTGCCAGCCGATGTGCTTAAAGTTCCATCTGTTTGAACATAATATGCCTGACCTGCTGTCAAACTAGATTGTGCATCATCAACAGAACCAGCAATTTGTATTGTTGCGGTTGCACCATCTGAATATGCAGCATCCGAAATTCCAATGTAATTTGTGGCCGTTAGGTTTGTGCTATTAAATGCTGCCTGATACGCAACTGAAGTTCCCTCAGTAGAGTTACCTTCGTCTGAATAAGTTATAACTATTTTTTGCGCGTTTGCATCATAGGCTGTACTAATTGCGTTAGTTGTTGCACTTTCAAAAACAACGGCAGTGTTAAAACTAATTGATGTGCCGCTTACTGCTCCAGAAATAACAGTTCCATGATTACTGTTGCCTCTATCTTGGTAAGCTATAATTACACTTTCCGCATTTGCATCATAAGATGCTGAAATTCTAACAGTTTCTGCACTTTCAAAAACAACGGCAGTTCCAAAGCTTATAGACGTTCCGCTAACCGTTCCAACTATAGCAGTACCATGCTCTGAATTACCATTATTTGGATAAGCTATAACTACCTTTTGCTCACTTGAGTCGTAGATTATTGATGCTTTTTCAGCCCTTGCGCTATTAAATACTACTGGTGTGCCAAAACTTATTGAAGTACCGCTTACAGTTCCCACCACAACAGTTCCGTATAAAGAGTTACCATAATCTTCATAAGCTATGACTACTTTTTGTGCATTTGCATCATAGGTTGCAGTTGTGTTGCCCATATTGGCACTTTCAAAAACAGTTTCGCTCCCAAAACTTATTGATGTTCCACTTACGGTTCCAACAATAGCTGTTCCATGATTTGAATTTCCCCCATCCATATAAGCAATAACTACTTTTTGAGCGTTTTCATCATAAGTTATAGAGATACCTTCAGTAGTAGCACTATTAAATGTTGTCGGGCTACCAAATGTAAGTGTTGTTCCACTTATACTTCCTACAACAACTTTTCCTTTATCACTATCACCACCATCTTTGTAAGCAATGACCACCCTTTGAGCATTTGCATCATAAGTTGTTCTAATAATACCTGCAGCACCAGTTTCAAACGTTACTTCGTTACCAGTATCCCAAGTAATAGATGTCCCACTTACCGTCCCCACACAAGCTTTTCCTGGCGAACCATCTTTATATGCTGCAACAACTTTTTGAGCATTTGCATGATAAGCAACTGAAGTTTCAGACGTAGCAGAACTATTAAAAACAACCGCAGTGCCAACCGATTCACTTGCACTACCACCCGAAATTGCGCTTACTGTTCCATTTGAGTTAACCGCAATAAGATCACCGTTTGCCAACGCGCCAGATGCAGTAAAATTATGCGTTCCAGCAGCAGGCGCATCAACCCACTCAGTTGCAGAAGCACCAGAATTGACTGCTAAAAATTGACCAGCAGAACCAAGAGACGATGGGATATTTGCAGCAATATCACGGCCATCTACTGTGCCAGTAACTACAATATTCCCATTAACTGTTGCTGCGGCAAACGTAGGGCTGTCTGTAGTTGCTAAACCTTGGTTTATAGCCTTAACTGATGCAAGAGCAGTTAACTCACTATCCATTAATGCGCCAGCAGATGTAACATTTGCTGTGTCAGTTACGTCTGCGCTTGCTTCAATACCATCTAGCTTTGTACCATCCGCTGCAACATCACGACCATCTACTGTGCCTGTCACGGTAATATTGCCAGTAACATCCGCGCCAGCAGCAAAGTCTACATTGCCAGTGAATGCCGCACCAGAAAGTTCAGCTTTATCTGTGTTTAGATTTGTAAAGTTTGCATCAACTTCATTATGGGTTAGCGCAGAACCCTTACCAGCGCGTGTAACTAATGTTGCCATTGTCTATTAATCCAATGTTATGTCCAAATCTCCAGCAGGCACACGAATAATATCATCCGTTGCGATAGCTTTAGACGTTGTTAAAGCATTACTTGCAATCATATTACCACCTGATGCCGCATCTAAAACCGCAATGTGCGTAATAGTTCCAAAAGAAGATGTTGCCGCATCCCACTCTATTGCTCCACTGTTTGTTGCTAAATTGCCACTTACAGTAAACGTAACCGCTTTACGCGCATAACCACCACCTGAGACTTCAGTACCAGCAGAGCCAGTCTCTGTTGGGTCAGATGTAAATAGCCCAAGATACCAAGCGGTAGGGCGTGTAACGCTACCAGTAGTAAAAAGATACTGTAACGTAGATGTTTCAAAAGCGTTTGTTAAAGACATTAATAACTCCTAACTTGCATCCGTAAACCCGATGCTCCAAATTTTGCCTTTTCTTCATCACCATTAATTGACGCAACTCCTTGCTGATAAAGTGAAGCCCATATCTGAAGTCTTGCATCATCCTTTAAAAACGGCGCTGTATGCAGCATACTACCATACAAATAAACGCTTGGATAGTTGTCTAGTATCCAGTTTGTTGTAGTGCTATCAGATAATGTTGGCGCTTTTTCATAATATACAATCTCAAGCGTATAACCTGCATCGGGCGTTGGGAATACTTCAATCTCACCCTGCGTCAATGCATAATACTGAGGCCGACCAGATGTATTCGCAGCTTGCGAACGCCTATCTAATAACTGTGATTGACTAATTTGTTTAAGCTCAAATGTATTACCTTGTGTTAAACTTAAACGAATAGGCGCAATAAATCTCGCAGGCAAAGCCTCATACTGACTATCTAGCGTTGCTGTTGCACGATTTTCCATGCGCCAGTGACGCATATTTAAAGCCATGCTTTCTTCTGCTAAATAAATAAAATCTGGAATACTAGACGTTAAATCATCACGATTTAGCCAATTTGCTATTGCTGTTTTTAATTCTGCATACGTTGTAATAGCCATCTAGCATCTCCATCGTTTTCTAGCTTGCCGCAAACGACTATTCGGATTTTTGGCTGCTTTGGGAAACTTTTTCATCTGACCTGCTGACCTAGCACAATATGACTTACGCCTAGCCTTTTCTTTCTCAGTCAAATTCTTTTTCTTTGTTACTGCACCTTTTAGCTTGGACTTAGGGTTAGCTGCTCTGTGACGCTTAATCCCTTCTGGGGTCATACCTGCACCGTCTTTTGTTTTACGATAGTTAGGACTTTTACCTGTCGTAGTCCTACGTATGGCCTTTTGTCGAGGCATTTATTGCATATTCCTACGCTGCAAATACATATTGTAAATATTTTGACGTGCAGCTTCTGGCATACTTAAAAACGTAGCATCTTTTTCAGCAACAGACATAAACTGAGGATCAGATTTATATGATTGAACTGATGAGGTTGGCTCTACTGGCATAGGTGTGGTAACTCCAGCTATAGGCTGCATTGACATATCAGGATAATCTTGCATTGCTTGCGATTGTGCAATCGCTTGCGCTATCGCATCTGTGCGAAAAGGGGGTTGGACACCAAAAGGTTCCCTAAGTTGACCTGCTCTCAACTTTCCTGGGGCTGAAAAGCCAGGAACACTCAAATTAGTCCTACCTTGAACTGGCATTTGAGATACTGCGGCTGGTGGAGCTATTTGATCATTAGTAGGCTCAAAACCACGCATACCCTGCATTGGATTTCTAAAACCACTTGCTCCAGTACCCACACGAGGATCAAGCGCATCTTGCAACAAACCGCGCCGCCTTGCTTCATCTGCCATAGCTGCAGACATGCGATCTCTCTGAGTAATCGCGCTCGTGTCTCTTGCAATACGCTCAATATTATCTTGAGCCTCTAGTGGTTTAGCAAATAAATTACCCAAAACAGATAATAAACCACCACCCTCAAAGCGATCCCCAGATGCGCCTGCACCACCGCCATCTAGCATATCTAATAAACCAGTAAATCTTTTGCCTGTTCCCTCACGCCCACCGCGCAACGCGCCTAAAGCGCCAAGACCAGCAAGTAATCCTAAAGCATCTGCAGCTTTCATTTCTTCTTACCTTTCTTACGCAACTTCTTAAAATCTGCCCCTGTAATTTTATTACGTGGTTTTGCAACTGCAGCAAGCTTCTTCTGCTTGGCGCTATACTTACTCATCGGCATTACTTCTTACCCTTCTTTGTTTTCCAGCTTATTCTCTTTGGCCCTGTCTTGCGTTTAGCTGCCTTTTTCGCTGCAGCAGACTTTGACTGAGCTTTAGGGCGGCAAGCTGGGTAAGGTCTCCCCTTATCCTTTTTTCCGCTGCGACCACATTTTTTCCCTGTCTTAACATCTCGCCAATCTTCTTTAAACCACTTTGTTAAGCCACCTGTCGGCTTCCTAGCCATTAGTACTTACCACCACGCTTTTTATACTCTCGCACTAACCACGCATTTGCATACGCACTAGGATATACGTCAAACTTACGTTTAGCTGCAGCCTTAACCCTTGCATAAAGCTGAGGGTTTTTAGGCTTTGGACTAGAGGACTTGCTTTTCTTAGCAGCCACTATCTACGCATCTTTTTCTTAGCTTTAGCTTTTTTCTTCATTGCTCTGGGTTTCATCGCCATGTCATTCTCCTTTTTCTATCGACAACAAGCGCCTCATACTCAGCGCTGGGATATGCCTCATAATAACCTAAAGGATCAAGTTTGTCACTTGCATTTATAACAAGCTCCAAATCCTGCAAAAACAGCATACAATATTCCCTATCAAGACTGCTTTCCCACTCATTATCAAACAAAAAATCTAACTCAGCATCCTCTGCGCCATAATCAGGATGAAACTGCATACAATGCAAAGCAACAAATCTATGGTTTAGCCTTTTAGTAAACTCTTCAAACTCAGTCAAATCAGGTAAATTATATGACGCTAAGATAACCAAATCCTTATCAAATGCATCAAAATCAAAGCAATACTTATCAGCCTGCAGAATAATATCATCAAGCTCAACAACCATTACCCTGTCTTGCTTCCACGCCTGTTTCGCATACGGACAAGGCGGCATGCCCTTCAAATACTTACTCGGCTGCTCCAAAACCTCGCGTGACCAACTTCGCAAATCACTCTCAATACTAGGCAATTCCACGCAAATTCCTTCTTATCTCACCACGCCACATATTAAACTTACCAGACAATGCAGTTGCAGCATCGCTTGCCATCGTCAAACACAACGCATCAGCCAAATCAGGTGATTGCAAACCGCGCTTACGCATCTCATCTTTTGACTCAGCCTTCA